GCCTACTTGAGAAAAGTCAATATTTGGCAAGTCTGCGATGTTAATTATTGCGTATGTTATAAATCCTATTCTCATTGTCTTTTTTTAGGGTGCATCGCTTTCAAAAGTTGGCGAATTAATTAATGTACCGTTATTGCTTCCACTTCCTTGATCGGTTATCGTTGTTCCTGTCCCGTCATTATTATCGCCCATACGATACCAATTGACTAAATTACTTATACCAAGAACATTTAAATTGTTTGCCGTTCCATTATTAAAAATGTCGTTGACATTACTGACGGTCAAAGCGGTTTGCCAAACGGCAAGTTCGTCAATTTTACCTTCAAAGGGTGATAATATTACAGGGCTTGAAGTACCTCTTGTTAATGTTCCAATAGTTAATGGCGAAGCATCTGCCGTAACTTGTGCAAAATTACTTGACAACGCATTTGTCAACGGGCTACCGTTTAAATAAACTCGACATCGATCGCTTTGTGTTGCGCGACCTCTATCGATTGAAATAATAATACTATGCCAAGTATCGACACTTAACGAAAGTGTGGCACTTCTAAACGCAATCGAATTTGTATTTATTTCGATTCTTGTTTCACTTGCAGTAAAAGTAAATCTTTTGGCGTTATACGATGACGTATGGTTTTTGCCCACAACACCACCACCACCGCCACTTGGTATTTTAATCCAACAAGAAATGGAAAATGTATTTCTTGCGTCAATTGTTGTGTATGGATCGGACACGTCTAAATGACTGCTAACACCGTCAAAATCTAAACTAAATACATTTGAAAATCCACCGCCCGAACCACCGATTGCGGATTGATTCACGCGTAATTGACTCAATGACGTTAATGAATAAAACATATAATTACATTAATATTGCAACAACCGATCCGGATGTTAATTGTACCGCGCTAAATTTAACACCGCGCAACGGGGAAATTATCACACCCGCTTTAATTGTTGAACCGGATGTCGTGATGTATGTATCTTTTGCGTCAACACCCGCAACTTTAATTGATGCAAATACCGTGTCTTCGGCAACATAAATGGCATCGATTTCATTGATGTATTCGGTTGTGTCGTTTACAACAACCGTTCCGTTTTGCAACGCCATTTCTTCAATCGCGTTTAATTGTGAATTTCCCATGTTATTCTTGTGTATTTAAATCCGTTAATATTTTAATTTCGTCCGGTGTTAATTCAACACCCATTCCAACAATCTTTTCTAATGTTTCCGCTTTGATCTTTTGCGTTATTGCTTTGGATTCTTGATCGTCCTGTAATATTGGTAAATGCGAAAAATCCGCTTTTAAATAGTACCCTTCTTTGTCCAATCCGAATTGCTTAATAATTGAATCGTACATTTGTTGCGTTTCGGGGATTATGGTATCTTGATAAACCATTCGAATTGCATCACGGACGTTGGTGAATGTTGTTCCTTTTTCGTCGCTAAACAGGTGATATGACAATCCAAACGCGTCGATCAATGCAAGTTTATCCGCAGTCAATTCCTCAAATAATAACAGGTCTTTTGTTGGATATGACATCGGTTTCCAATCAACATTTGCCTCCGTTATTATAACCTCATCTTTTTGTCGATTGTACCAATCCTTTTGAATTTTCTTTTTTTCTTCGGGTGTCATTGGTATTGCACCGCCAAGATCATTGTTTTGTGCGGACAATATACCGATCGCCCCAATGTTTTCCAACAATACATTTCGCTTGTGATATTGTGCGCGGATATTTGATAATGGATATTTCAATGATTCAATTCGCGACGTTGGTTTGACAATGTTCATTCCGTCATCCGTCACAAGATAAACCATGTCTTGCCAATCAATACGTTCAATTGAATCGTCATCGTATTTAAACGAAAACTTATCAATCAAATCTTCGGCGTCCATTTGTTTTAATTTTTTACCGGTCAAATGTATTTTGACTTTATTTGCCGGTAACGGAACAAACAGGTTTCGAATATCACCGATCCGTTTTGGTGAATAGCAAAATGTATTTGAATATAATGCGTCTTGTACACCAATCGAAAACACCACGTCCGACCATGATTGAATTGCGTTGGGGTGTTTGATCATGTCAATCAACCAATGATTGTCAACTTTGTCACCGTTCTTGTCATACAAACACGGCATGTTTGAAGACATCATTGAAGCGCGTTTTTCAACGATCGCGCGTAATTCGGGGATTTCAATATATAATTCCCACGCGTTGTTTGTGTCGATCCAAACCGCCTCTTTTTTTCCCCAAATTTGCGATTGTGTCGGGAACATACGCGCCCAATCCCCAATGAATTTATTGTCGGAATTAAATCTAATTCCAAGAAATTTCTCCCAAAAATTTTGTTGCATTTCTATTACATTACATTACAAAGTTAGTGATTAATTTCCAAACATTGTTTTTGCTTAAAATCTAATCATAATAAATTATGTGTTTTTACTTACATTTTTAATTGATCAAACAAGATTTCGAAACATTGATTGAACAAACAATCCCAATCCCGCAAGACAATCGGGTGCATCGTCGTTTTTGTTTTTGCCTTCTTTGGAATAACTTGCCACGTTCGTCATAAACAATTCACACGATTCATCGTTGCGCTTTACAAAGTTAAATCGGTTTTGTATGAATGCGCTTTGCATAATGATCCGCGTTTGTTTGTTTGTGGTGTTGTGAACCTGTAATACACGCGCCTTTGTTTGCTTTTGCAAATGACGTCCAAACATTGCACCCATTGAATTAGATTCAACACGGCAATATGAAACATTCCATTGATCCAATTTAGATGCGCACAACGGGATTGTAACGTCGGTATTTGCTTTTGACATGAAATAATCCACAACATAAAATTCGTTATTTACAATTGCACAAATGGACAAAGCGGTGTAATCCGCACCCATATCCGCAACGTCGATATATGCAACGCAACCTTCAATCAAATGTTGTTTAGTTAACTCCTTAAACGCGTCCGGTTCAATATATTTAAGATCATTAAATAATCTACCTTTGACGTCAACGGGTTCTTGCATGTATTCCGCCATCCATATTTCCTTTGCCGTGTGTTTGCGTTTGTCAATGAATTCATCCGTTGTCATAACCGATTTACAAAATGATTCACCCGCTTCATTTAATGCGGGAATACTGATCGAACGATCGTAAATTTTTTGCTCGTAATTGCGTCCAATGACGTCGTTCAATGACCATCGCGTCCCGATGTCAATACGCGCACAACCGGATTCAAAACGTGAATCATGCGTTGATTGTTTCCATTGATGTATTCGATCGTTTACCGTGTCACTCAATGCGTCTTCAATTCCCCTATATAAGTCATCGGTAATACCAACCTTTGTTGCACCAAATCCAATGATTGTTCCGCCCACACCCGCACCAAAATACCCAACCTGTTTTGATTTGTTTGTGTTCCAACCTTGTAAATTGGCTTTGTCATCACTCAATCGCACTTCGGGGAATACCTTCATAAACCGATCGGATTTAAGTATCGCACGAACGTCGTATGAAAATTTTAAATACAATGTTGCGGTACATGTGTTTCTCATGACTGATTGATCCGGATTGCGTCCCAATGTCCACGCACAAAATAATGACGTTAAATAACTTTTACCGGCACGAGGCGGTAATGACACGGATAATGATTTGATTGATCCCTGTTCGATGTCTTGGAATGATTGCGCAATGTCTTTAAAAAATGCGCGATCGGTGAAAAATTCATGGTCATAAAACAGGCAAAACCGCCAAAAATTACGCCGTGCCAATTCTTGTTTGACCAATTCAACACCCGCGTTTTTTACTTCATTACTCATTCAATAATTCAATCAATTCATCCGTTGACAAATGCGACAAATCCGGTTGACCTTTGTTGATGTCTATTTGTTGACGTTCAACATAACCACGTTGTTTCCCTTTTGTTTTTAAATAAAAGATTGTTGCGGTTGTTGATCCATCTTTGATTTGCTTGTACAATTGTGATTCCGCAAAATCCAACGCAATGTGTTCACATTCGTCGCATTCCCTTTGGAATATTGGATCGTTGTTGTAATATGAATAGAATGTTGTG